TTTAACAGGCACAAATTACCTTAACCGCACATTAGCGTAACGCAACGCACATTGGGCCGAACCGGACCTAACTTGACAACTGCCGATTCAGAACGGTAGCGGGATACCACAGGCCAAAATCGGCGGAAAATGTTGAGAAAACCGCGCTCCAACGCTGCAATATCCGACGCATTAAAGCCCAGACTGGCGGTTTCGTATCTGCCATTGACGATGCTCGCGCCCGCCGAACGCAATGCTCGCACCCATTCGCAAGAACAAATCGCCCAACTGGTCGCCAGTATTTCGGCCTTTGGTTGGACCAATCCGATCCTGATCGATGAGGGCCGCGCCATTATCGCCGGTCACGGCAGGCTGGAGGCGGCGAAGGCGGCGGGACTGTCTGACGTGCCGACGATCACTTTGACCGGCCTCAGCGCCGCTCAGAAGCGCGCCCTGGCCATCGCCGACAATAAGCTGGCCTTGAACGCCGGGTGGGACGACGAACTGTTGCGACTGGAACTCGGCGAACTCGGGCTGGAGGGGTTCGATCTCAGCCTGATCGGGTTCTCTGATCTCGAACTGAAAGACATCCTCGCCGATCGCACCGAGGGGCTGACCGATCCCGACGACGTGCCGGATATCCAGGCGGAGGTGGTGACGGTCACGGGCGACGTGTGGCTGCTCGGGCGGCATCGGCTGGTGTGCGGGGACTGCACCGACGCTGCGACGGTGAAGCTGACCATCGGCGGCTATCTCATCGACATGGTGTTGACTGATCCGCCCTATTGCTCGGGAGGTTTTCAGGAAGCGGGCCGGGCGTCCGGTAGTGTTGGGACACGCGGCACTGAAATGATTGCGAACGACACGCTCTCGACGCGCGGTTATGCGGCGCTGATGAAAGCGTCGCTTCCCGCTTTCTGTGCCGGCGTTGTTTACGTGTTCACCGATTGGCGCATGTGGTTGAACCTGTTCGATGTGGTCGAAGGAAGCGGTTACGGCGTCCGCAACATGATCGTCTGGGACAAGGGCACGCCCGGCATGGGAGCGGGTTGGCGGATGCAACACGAATTGATCATGTGCGGCATTCGGGTGAAGTCGCCGTTTAATCCAAAGAAGGCGCAAGGCAACGTCATCCAGTCAAAGCGCACTGGTAACAAGTTGCACGCCACAGAAAAGCCCGTCGATTTACTTTGTTCCATAATCGATGTGACTGATATGGCGCGAACCATCGCCGACCCTTTTTGCGGCTCCGGCACCACCATCATCGCCGCCGAGATGACGGGCCGCGCCTGCCACGCCATCGAGATATCGCCCCAATACGTCGATGTCGCCGTGCGCCGCTGGCAGGCGTTCACCGGCCAGACCGCGACGCTCGAGCGCGACGGCCGCGCGTTCGCCGACATCGAAACAGAACGGAGGCTGGTCGATGCCGCTTGAAGGGTTCGACGACGCCAACCTTCCCGCCCCCCGTGACGAAAAACGCCGCTCTGGCCCAGGCTCCGGCGCGATCATCGACCTCGGTGTGGTCGAGCGCGCGGCATCGATTGGATGCTCGAAAGAGGAAGTCGCCGCCGTGCTCGGCATACACCGGGACACGCTCCACGAGCACATTTCACGCAATCCCGAAATTCAGGAGGCTCTGGACCACGGATCATCTAAGGGCCGCGCCACGTTGCGTCGTCTGCAATGGAAGGGCGCGGAGGAAGGCAACGCCACGATGCTCGTGTGGCTCGGCAAGCAACTGCTCGGGCAGCGTGACTCCATCGCACACACAGGCGGCGACGGCGGTCCGATCACGATTATAACCGGCGTTGACCGTGGGGACTAAGCTCACCCTCGGATACGACGCGCGGCCCCACTTCAGGCCGTTCCACGCGCGTAAGCAACGCTGGGCGTGCATCGTCGCGCATCGCCGCGCCGGCAAGACCGTCTCGTGCATCATGGACCTCATCGACGCGGCGTTGCGCTCGACCAACGCCGACGCGCGCTTTGCCTACATCAGCCCAACATACGCGCAGTCGAAAGACAGTGTGTGGCTGTATCTGAAGCGTTTCACCGCCGCCATTCCGGGTGTGGAACAGCGCGAGTCCGACCTGATGGTGGTGTTCGCCAACGGGGCGCGGGTCAGGCTCTATGGCTCGGACAACTACAACCGAATGCGCGGCATCTTCCTCGACGGCTGCGTGCTCGACGAATACGCCGATATGGCGCCGCGCGCGTGGCCCGAGGTCATCCGCCCCGCGCTCGCCGATCGGCACGGCTGGGCGGTGTTCATCGGCACGCCACGCGGGCGCAACGACTTCTGGCGCGTTCACAGTCACGCGGAGAACGATCCGGACTGGTTCTCGCTGGTGCTACGCGCGAGCGAGACCGAGATCCTGCCCCAATCAGAACTCGACGACATGGCGGCGATGCTCACGCCCGAGCAGTATGCCCAGGAGTTCCAGTGCAGCTTCGACGCGGCGATCCTCGGCTCCTACTTCGGCAAGGAACTGGCCGACGCGGAAACGGCGGGTCGCATCACCAACGTGCCCTACGATCCGGCGATCCCCGTTCATACCGCGTGGGATATCGGCATCGGCGACAGCACGGCCATCTGGTTTTTCCAGATCGTCCGCTCCGAGTTGCACGTCATCGATCATTACGAGGCGTCGGGTTTCGCGCTCGGTCATTACGTCGAGGTGTTGAAATCGAAGCCGTATCAATATGGCCGCGATTACCTGCCGCACGACGCGATGGCGCGCGAGCTTGGCACCGGGCGCTCGATCTTCGAGACGATGAAAGCCCTTTCCGGCCGGCATCCGTGGATCGTCCGCAAGCTGTCCATCATGGACGGCATCAACGCGGCGCGGGTGACGTTGGCCAAGACGTGGTTCGACGCTGGCAACTGCCACGAAGGGCTGGAGGCGTTGCGCGCGTATCACGCGGAGTTCGATGAGCGCGCCAAGGTGTTTAGTGACAGGCCAAAGCACGATTGGTCATCTCATTCCGCTGATGCAATGAGGTATATGTCCCTCGCGTGGCGTGAGATCGCGCCGGACAAGCCGAAGCCGCCGCCCCGCGACAGTTGGGACGCGGCGTTCAACCGGGACGCGGAAGAGTTGCGCGACTGGAGGGTGACGTGAGCGCCAGGACATGGACGCCAGACGATCACGAACGGTTGGAAATTCTCTACTGCGTCGTGGGAATGGACATCGGCGACATCGCCATTGAATTAGGCAAGACGCCGACGGCGATTAAGAATCAGCTTACTTTTCTGGGGTTGCGTTTAACGCCGCAGGCGGTGCTGGCAAGACGTGATCGCGGGTTGAAATCAAGGCGATGGAGAACCGGCCGGGAAACGGGAATGCATGAACGTGCGGCGGCCCGTCCATGACCGACTACCGCACACTCAGCGGCGCCGAGTTCCAGCGCACCGTGCGCGACGATCCGGACAAGTGGGCCGACGCGGCGATGATCGCGGCCGAGGATCTCGGCTACAAGATCGAGCGCGACTGGATACGATCGTTGCTCGCCGACGCCATGGAGGCCGCGCGTAAGGGGTCGATCCGCGAAGTGATCAAGGGGGACCTGTTCGGCCCCACCGTGCGTATACGAAACGTCATCGAGGGGGACAAAACATGATCCGCCTGTTAATCCTGGATGTTACATCTGGAAGATGCAAGGACCTTTTTGGGGGTTACCTGTCTGTGATTTAAATAATGATTCTCAGTAGAAAAGCGCTCACCTGTTCACAGCCCCTGTTCACAAAAATATATTTGGTTATCTCCTGCATTTTTTTAATATTTGGTTTCATTTTCACTTGCTTTTTCTTCCGGACATGAAACACCCAATCAAATACTTTATTCCGAAGTATTTAGTTTTTATTTTTTTGTTGTTCCGGAGTCAATTTTCATTTTCTCAGGGTACTGTAAGCACCTGTACTAACTCCGATTTCGAGCTTGGCAATTTTTCCAATTGGAACGCTGAAATCGGAGGGTGTTGCCCGATTACAACATCTCCTTCCCCGATTACAGCGAACCGTCATACCATCATGACCGGTGGAATAGATCCATATTCACTGGGACAGATACCAAG